GGGGGTGTTGCTATGTCGAATACCCAATCACCTGTAGCCATGTTGTCGGCGTGCCCTGCGCTGGACTAATCCACGCCTGCGGCCCCGGTATCCATCCTTGCTCGTGCATCTCAACCCCCGGTGCTTGCGTGTTACACGTGAGAAAGAACGGCGTGGCCTGTGTGCCCGCACGCGCACGCACGTTCGCCGCTGGCGCAACCGCCACGAACCGCACAAGATAGGCGCTTGCGCTCGGCACCCCGAACACTGACGGAATATCGACCAGCACGCCAGCGGTGAGCACATGCCCCTCCCACGCCGCATTCGTGGCAACGCTCGGCAGCAGCACAACCCCGCCACTGCCAGCGGGCGCGGGCGGGGTGCTTGTCCCTGACCACGGCTCGTCAACGTTTGGCACCCTATCCCACACGCCCTCAAACCCGGTCTTGGTCACGGGCGGGATGATCACCGGCACCGCGCTTGCCCATACCTCTAAACTGCCATCTTGCAAGATGACGCACCCGCCCGCCGCTATCTGCGCCTTGCTGTCGATGCCGCCCACCCACCGCTTGACCAATTCACACGTATGGCTGCCGGGGCGCACGCGATAGACTGAGAGGTTTTGACGCGTGCCGCCCTGCTTCTCAATCGCCACGCCGTACAGATTGCCGTTGGTAGGGTGCACGAACGTCGGGAGCGCGTTCAAGACGTGCTCATAGCCCGCGTAGTTGACGAGCGGTTGAAAGCTCATGGTCGCATACCTTCGAAGATGTCATCAAAATTCTGGTTCTTGAACGCCGTCAAGAGCGTGGGCAGCGCGGCGAAGAACGCATTGATCATCGTCGTGTCAATATGCACCAGCCCCGGCTGCCCCGTAAAGTCCGTATCCACGAACACGAGCGGCGTTCCGCCCGGCCCGCCCGTGTCGCGCTGTGCGCGTAGGGCGTCGAGCCGGTACAGCGTATCCATCAGCGCGGGCGCAAGAGAGGTCGCAACAATCGCAACCTTGCGCCGCTTGTCAATCTGGTCAATTGCCATAGTAGCTCCCTATTGCACAAAGTAACTAATCGTAAACACCACGTTGCCCGCCGCCTCCATCGCCACGGTCGTGCTGCCGGCGTTGGTGATGGGCGATACAAGGTTAAAGAAAGCCAGGTTGGGTGACATGACAATCTGCGGCGCGCTGTTCGCAAACGTCACGCTGTCTACCCGCACGCTGCCGCTAAAGAACTGATTGGTGACGTTCTCGGACGTGAACGGCAGTCCGAAGTTGGCGTTGCCCGTGCCGGTCGCCGCCGTCCAGACCACCAGGCCCGTGACTACCGCGAGCTTGCCGATGCGCACCCACCCGCCCACCTGAAAGGAGTAGGTTGTCACGCCCGCCGTCGTGTTGCCGACGTAGGTCGGCGTCCATGTGCCGGTCTGGTAGAACGTGTCGTAGCCCGTCACGCCGCCCGGTCGCTCGGTTACTTGCGTCTGCTCAAGCCGCCGCGCGAGGTCGCGCTGCGTCATCAGGTCGCTCATGTTACGCTCCGGAGTGCGATGCGCGATGGCCCGCTGCTACTCTCTTGCACCATGTCGAGCCGCACATCGTACTGCTGATGCGTCTGCGGGTCTTCGCCGGTGAGCATATCCCCAAGGTCAAACTGAATGCCACGGGTCAGCGCGGGTGTCTCAATCAGATCGCCCGTGAACGTGATGATTGGCCGCCCGTTGCGCAGCCCGCTATCGGCGTCATCCTGCAACCCCGCCGCGCTGTTGACGTTTGACATATCCGCGAACGTCTCGATGCGCCCGAAGGGGCTGACGCCCATGCGCGTGGTGTCCAGCGCGGTCGCAATCAGGCGCGCCGTGCCCTCGCCCTGCCCGCCCGCCACCACGAACGTGACCTCATCGTGATAGTCAATCGTGAGTGACGCATTCTCAAGCACGCCCGCCTGCTCGCGCAGGATGACCGGGCTTGCCGTTGACGCTCGCCTGTCCACCCCGCGCTGTGTGGTGTAGGTGCGCAACTCAAGCGTGCTCTCAGTCGGCGCGATAATCTCGAAGGTCATGTAGGTGCCTGCGGTGCTCGACGCCTCGCACAACTCCTGCGCTACCGCGAGCAGGCTGCGCCGCGCCGCCGCCTTCGCCACACTCGCGCCCAGGCCCAAGTTGACCGCTGTGGCGACATACGCGCTAATGTCGGCCTGCGTCTCGACGCCATCCCGGTCGGCGCCGCTGATGGACGCGCCCGCGTTCTCTTTCCAGAACGTCTTGATCTGATCATCCGCGAACGTCGCCGCTTTGTTGGCGTAGGTGCTGCCGGCAGCGTAGGCGATAATCCGCCGGTCGAGCAGCCCGGTCATGTGGTACGCCCGCACTAAGGTCGAGGTCGAGGTATAGCGGATCGTCTCAATCGTGTACTGCGCGCCGTTGTCGTTATACGGCGTGCGCCCGCTAATCGCCCGCCACGGCCCGATCCGCCCGTCGCGGAACAGAAACGAGGTGTTAAACGAGCGCGGCAGTTCTAACTCAAGCACGCCCACCTGACCAGGCGAACAGTTGAGCACATAGGTATAGCTCAGGTAGTTGCCAATCTCAATCAGATGCACCCCTGACGCATCAGCTAGGCGGAATGTGGTGAGTACACTCATCTATGGCACGTCGTCTAAGTGGGCGTAGGTCGGGCGGAAGTAGATGACCGCAACCACGGTCGTACTCGCTGATAAGGTGCTAATCACGTTCGGCCCCGGCTGCAAGAAGAAGTCTGCCTCGTTGCTGCCGCTGAGTATCGTGCTGGCGATGTTGCCGCGAAAGTCGGTCGTAAACGAGAGGTTCGCCGGGTCACACACCAGGGTCGCCGTCTCGCCCGTGACGAGTGTGAGATTGAGATAGATCGCGCGGTTGGTGGTCGGGTTGACGATCTGGAAGATGCGCGATGTGCCGCTTGACGGGCCGTATATCTTCACGGTCGGATACGCCTTCGCCGTGCCGGGGTTGGTCACGGTGACAAGCCCGCCCTGTGTGGCTGTGCCGAAGGATGAATAGCCAACGTAGATTTTCCCCGCTCGATCCGGAGTAATCGCCTGTACCGTCACGGTTGAGACGAGGTTGTTATCGATCGATGTCCACGTCGAGCCGTTCCATCGCGCCATAGGTGCGCGCAGGCTGATGCCGCCGGTGTTCGTAAAGCCGCCGCCCGCGTACACCGATCCATCCGGCATCGCGGTCAACACCCGCACCGCCGTATTCAGGCCCGCGCCCATTGGGAACCATGACACGCCGTTCCAATAGGCGGTACGTACCACGGTTGTGCCGCCCGCCGTCGCCATGTCGCCGCCCGCGTACAGGACATTATTAGGCCCCAATGCGAGCGAATACACCGATGCATCCATGCCGCTCGACAGCGCCGCAAAGGTGGTGCCGTTCCAGACCGCAACCCGTAGCGCGGACACGGCGTTCGCGGTCGTGAAGTCGCCGCCGATGTAGACGATGTTGCCCGGCCCAATCGTAATCGCCCGCACCACATCATTCGCGCCCGTGCCAAGCGCTGTCCAGACTGAGCCGTCCCACTTGGCGATGCGGGTGGTATTCGCTACCCCGCCCATGCCGGTGAACGTGCCGCCGACGTACAGGTTATTGGACGTGTCCACCGCCATCGCCAGCACGCCCGTGCCGGTCGTCACGCCCGTGCCGAGCGCCGACCATGCGCTGCCGTTCCATTTGGCGATGTTGTTGGTGTTGGCAATGCCGCCCATGCCGGTGAATGAGCCGGCTGCGTACAGAATGCCATCCGGCCCCATCGCCATCGTGGTCACACTATTATTCGCCGCGCCCGTGCCGAGCGGGTGGAACAGCCCATCGGTCGGGTCGTAGTAGGCGATCCGACTCGTGTTCGCCACGGCTGATGCGGTCGCAAACGCGCCGCCGATGTACACCTTGCCATCCGGCGCAACCACAATCGCGTTGACATCGCCCGTTGCGCCCGCAACCGTGCCACTTGACACCGCCGCCCACGCGCCAGTTGACGGTAGAAAGGACTGAATATAGTTCGCGTTACTAACGCTATCCTGCACATCCAAAGCAGCGCCGCTCTCACCATCGCTCCCAATCAAGGGTAAATAACTGGTGAACGTAATCGGCACCGTCTC